CTGCACTTCGGGAGAGAAAACCTCTTCCCAACCTCGCATATAACGCGTGGTTGGTATTAGGCAACGATAGTGGTGAATACCATTTATCGTTTTACTTCTCGGTCTATGTGAATAGAAACCACCTCCGCCTAATCTTGGCGGGACATCATTTCTCCACTGTTTTGGAACCCTTTTACGGATCCATTTCAGTGTGTTATGAAATGTGCCCCACTTCTGATGTAACGGAGACTCCCAGATTCGGTTATGAAGATCATACCAATCCCAGACGCTTTTCGGTTCTGTCTTCAGGGTTACCCCTTTGACATCAACACCACTGTGATAATCGCCCCCGCAGGATTCCCTAAAGGGTCCTACGAGATACGATTTCTCCCAGTTTACGGTGAAACCTAAAGCGTCTAAGACCTGTATTAGCTTCGTGGCCGATCTGTGCCCCACAATTATATCGTCGCCAAAAACACCGCCAACGCGGCAACCCGATTCCCGGGCTACCACTTTGGCAATGGCATAGAATATAATTGTTTCTAGCTCAAATGTAAACCCGTTGCCCATACTACTGAACTTCTGTAGATATGGTTGTACTTCTTTGATGCCGTATTTCCATAAGGTATCTTGGTACTCATCCCAAGGTTCCCCAATGTATATACGCTTGGTTCTGGCGTTGTCAAGGACACGCCACCAATCGTCATCAACAAGTACTTCAACAAGTTTACGAGCTATGGTGTCGCTAGCGGATGATAAGTCAATAGTTGCCCAGGATCCATCGATAGACCCTTGACGGGCCATTTCTTTGTGTTTCTCTGGGGCTGTTGACAAATCAATCCCGGTCGTTTTGAGGAGTCGCCTTTTCATATATAACCCAATCGCTCTCTGAATAGAGGCGTTTACAAGCGGTTCGACCATAATCGGTCTATCCGTCTTGAAATTTTTGGGTACAAATTGAAGGCGACCAGCCTCCTCAATAGACCACTGTGATACATCACCCCAAACGTTTCTTAGACGTTTAGGGAATGCGGGTGTAAACCATACCGCATCTGATGTTATCGTGGGTGTTGCAGATAATTTGTGTAGTACACTGCTTTCTCGCCTTTTGTTAGATAGTGTTGCTCCGGGCCCAAATCCGCCGAAGAAGTCACCAAAATCATCTGGGAAAGGTCCCAGGATTCTGGCTACTTCTTTGCGTATCTGGGGTACGTATTTCCAAACAAGCCCTTTACGACTTGTTGGGTCAATACAGTAATCCGAAGCCCCCCAATCTAAACTATAAATCAAAGCGTTTGTTAGGTAACACTGCCTTTCAGCAGCGCACCATTTTTCGAAAGCCGTACCGGTTGTGTCATTACTTAGAGGCAAGTAATCAGCCTTTTTGATAATGTCTACAGCCATTCTGGCTTTTCGTAAACGGTTTGAGTTTTTGATTGAGGTGTTTGATACTTTGCTAACTATCTCCGCCATTTGCTCATATAAGCCGAACTCAAGGAGCTCAGCTAATTTAAGCGAACAAGGAGTTGCGAGGTCCCGCCAGTAATGCAGCAAGAACTGTTTAGTATCGTAAGATATCGTAAGCATTTTAATCGCTCCAGGTTAAGGTTAATAGAATGATTCGCCGGCTTTAATCGCGGCACGGAATTCAGCAGAATTTATAGTGCCAGTGATTAAGTCGACAAGGTAGGCGCGCTCTGTAGCATTGAAGCTATCGGGCACGGTTATGCTTAGTGAGCATACCGCTTTAGCCTGTACCACTTCACCGCAACTTTGAGAGTTGCAGGTCAGCGGAATCATCATATCAACTTTAGTCTGGTCGGCGGTATCAACGCCATTCCGCTTATATTTAAAAGCTAG